TCCGTTGATCAGCCAGACGGCTGGCGGCGAGGGCTACTGGGTAGGCGAGGGCAAGGCAAAACCTCTGACTTCGTTCGACTTTGCCCGTACGACCCTGGAGCCGCTGAAAGTCGCGAACATCGCGGTCCTGACCGATGAGGTCATCCGCGATTCTTCGCCTTCGGCCGAGGCGATCGTCCGCGATCAGCTGGCGGAAGCCCTGAAGGCCCGTCTGGATATCGACTTCATCAACCCGGCCAAGACGGCAAGCGCTGGCGTTTCGCCGGCCTCGATCACGAACGGCGCTCCGCATGCGGCGGCGTCGGGCACGGGTGACGCGGACGATGTTCGTGCGGACATCCGCTCGCTGCTGAACGAATACATCGCGGCGAATAACCCGCCGACGACCGGTGTCCTCGTGATGCGTTCGGATACGGCGCTCGCCCTGTCGATGATGGTGAACGCGCTCGGTCAGAGCGAGTTCAACGGCATCGGCATGAACGGCGGCATGCTGCTCGGCATCCCCGTGATTACGTCGGAGCATGTCCCGGCTGGCGTTGTGGCGATGATCAACGCTTCGGACGTTTATCTGGCGGACGAAGGCGGCATCCGTCTCGACATGAGCCGCGAGGCTTCGGTCGAAATGCTCGACAGTTCGCTGACGGGTGACTCGATCGGCGTGGTTCCCGGTACGGCGGCGTCGACCGTCTCGCTGTGGCAGACCAACAGCGTCGGCTTCCTCGCCGAGCGCACGATCAACTGGGCGCGCCGCCGTACTTCGGCAGTTGCCTATCTGACCGGCGTGGCCTGGGGCGGCGCAGTCAACGACCTGAGCTGATCCTAAAGGGCGGCGGGTTTCGGCTCGCCGCCCACATTCTTGTGAGGAGACGGGCATGGCCCACCGGACAGTCTATCCTACGCGCACTGGGCGCTACGGAACCCGGATGCTGACGGCCGGCAAGCCCGTTCTTGTATCCGGCCCGATGGCACGCGAGATGCTTGCCCTAGGCCGCGCGACCGAGAGCGCACCACCGCGCCAACGCACGATGGCTGAAGCGCCAAAGCCCGCTGGTGAAGATCTGACCGCCCTGCGCGCAGAGTATCGCGAGAAGCTGGGCAAGAATCCTTTTAACGGCTGGGATGCCGCTACTCTGCGCGAGAAGATCGCCGCAGCGTGACGGCGAGCCTTGCCTACCGAAAGAATGCGGCCGCCATCCAAGGCGGCGTGGTGCCCGATAAGTACACCCGCATCCTGCCTTACGTTACCGGCCAACGGGTAGTCGAGATCGGCTCTGCCGAAGGCGTTCTGGCTCTGCTGCTTGCCAAAGGGGGGCTTGAGGTAACCGCCGTGGAGCGGAACCCTGAGCGGTACGCCGAGGCGCTGAAACTGGCCCGAAAATGGGGCGTGGAGAGTGTTGAGTTCGTAAACGCCGGTATCTCCGACGACTTCTCGCTTCTCGACGGCAAAGACACCCTCGTCGCAGTGCGGATGATCTATTACTTACGCGAGACGATCGACGCCGTGTTCGCTGAAATCGCAAAGCGCGTTCCCACCGTCGTTCTCTGCGGCAATCGCAACCGCGCCGATAACTGGAGGCGCGGAACGCCGCACGTACCGCTGGGCGAGTTCAACCGCTACGCCTCGCTAGAGGGCATGCGCGACCTGCTTGAGCGCCATGGCTATCGCATTGTGAAGGAATTGACCGATGGCGACGAGATCGTCGTCGGAGTTATGGATTGATCCTCGGCTAGTCCGGTTCAAGATTTCGCCGATCGATGACCTTCAAGGGTCAGTCGGCGGAGATTGGGACCGAACGCGCCGCTTCGCCCTATCGGATGCGGTAAAGCATCGGGCCATAGCGCAGCGCTATCAAGACGGCGCACGCTGGGAAGAAACTGATCTGTTCCGCAACGCCTATGCCGCCCGGATCGCACGGCGGGAAAGCGTCCGGGGATGCTGGTCTATGAAGGCGCTGCTTGCGCAGTACTACAGCCGCGTTGACGGCATGTTCGAAGACATGAAGCACCGCGGTTTCTTCGTCGAAGCTGGCCCACTGCCCACGCTGCTGATCGGCCGCGACGGGGAAATATTCATCGGGAACCAGGGCAATCATCGCCTCGCGATGGCGCAGGTGCTGGGGTTGGCCCGGATCGCTGGAAAGGTCGTATGCACTCACTCGAAGGCGTGAAGCCTATCCCGGCGATGACGACCGATGCCGAGCGCGCGCTCTACTATCGGCTGGCCAAGGAGGCCGGTGAGGGTGCGATTGTCGAGTTTGGCGCGTGGCTGGGAGCATCCACCGCCTATATCGCGGCGGGCATCCGGGACTCGGGCATCGACCGCAAGGCGCAGGTCTATGACAAGTTCCTGTCGAAGCCCGGTCACGCGCGAAAGGTGGAGGCGTTCTACAAGAAGCACGGTGGGGCAATCCCGATCGGGCCTAGCCTTCAGCAGTTCCGGGCCAATCTCGGCCCGATGATCGAGTATGTGGACGTTCACCCAGGTCAGATTGAGGACTTGAAGTGGACGGGCGGCCCGATTGCCGTGCTGATTACCGACGCGCCTAAACGGGTGCCGCAGATTTCTCCGGTGCTGACCGAGCTACGGGAAGCGCTTCAGCCGGGTTCGATCATGGCGTGGCAGGATTTCTGCCACTTCCCGAGCTACGAAATCCCGGCGTGCCTGTACCGGCTTCGGCATCACATCGAGTTCGTCGAAGCGGTGGTGCCGGGGACGACATTGGTGTTCCGGGTCAAGTCACAGTGGAGCGCCGATGAGGTCTCGCTCAGGTCGCTGTCCTTGTCGACATGGACCACGACCGAGATTGAGGCGGCGTGGTCGTACTGGTTTGAGTTTGTCCCGCAAGAGAAGCGTGGCCTGTTTGCGTGCGGAGCGGCAATGTTCCTCTGCGACATCGGCCATCCGAAGGATGGTGCTGAACTGCTTTATCGCATCTGGGCCGATCAACGCCCGGAGATCATTGCGAAATGGGAATACCTACGCGTAAACCGTCCTGATTTTGTGGTCCGCTACGCGCCGCTGTTCAAGCTGATGGCTAAAGCCGCGTGATTCGTATCGTCACTTGGCTGTGGAAGCAGCCGAACGGTCGTACGGCGTACACCGCCGAGCATGTGAACATCTGGGCGTCGATGGTCGCGCGGAACCTGTCCATGCCGCACGAACTGGCATGCGTGACGAATATGCCGAGGGGAATCGATCCGCGGGTCAGGATCATCACCCCTCCGGGTGAATTTGAGGATGTGACGACGCCGCGATGGGCCAACGGGCGGCCGAGCTGCTTTCGCCGGCTGGCGATGTTCCGCCGCGACGCAGCCACCATATTCGGCAAGCGCTTCGTCTGCATGGATCTGGACGTCGTAATCGGTGGCTCGCTCGACCCGCTGTTCGATCGCTCGGATGATCTGGTTATCTTCAAGGGGACAGCGCCGAACCGCCCGTACAATGGCAGCATGATCTTGATGACGGCCGGTTGCAGGCCACAGGTGTACGAAAAGTTCACTCCGGAAGGGGCGATCGAAGCCGGGCAACTCTACACCGGGTCGGACCAAGCATGGTTGGCGCATATCCTCGGATATGGCGAGGCAACGTGGAGTGAAGCTGACGGCGTTCATTGGCACGGCTCGCGAGCGATGCGGACTGAGACAAGTCCGCGGGTGCTATTCTTCCCCGGCACGCTCAAACCTTGGTCGCTCGTTCACATCAACAAGTTCGTCCGGTTGAACTATCGCATCACGAGTGAGAGGGAGGCCGCCTGATGAAGTTGTTCGGCTTCACCATCACCCGCACAGGCCAAGAGAAATCACTCAACCCGGTTGCTGAAGGGCGTGGGGGCTGGTGGCCGTTCATCCGTGAGTATTTCCCCGGGGCATGGCAGCAGAACGCTCCGCCTATCAGTCCGGAAAGTGTCCTTGCAAACCATGCGGTCTTTGCCTGCCAGACCTTGATCGCGAGCGACATCTCGAAGCTACGCGTCAAGCTGGTTGCGCAGGATAGCGATGGGATTTGGAGCGAGGTCAAGAACCCTGCTTACTCTCCGGTGCTTCGAAAGCCGAATGGCTATCAGAACCGTATTCAGTTCTTCGAAAACTGGGTGCTGTCGAAGCTCCAGCGGGGCAACACCTACGTTCTTAAGCGTAGGGATGGGCGCGGCGTCGTCGTTGGGCTTTATGTGCTTGCCCCTGATCTGGTTACGCCCATGGTTTCCGACAGCGGGGAAGTGTTCTACGAACTGCGCGCGGACAATCTGAGCGGCGTTGGTGAACAGGTTGTCGTGCCGGCGCGCGAGATAATCCACGACCGCTTCAACTGCTTTTTCCATCCGCTGGTGGGTCTGTCGCCGATCTTCGCGAATGGCCTTGCTGCAACGCAGGGTATCGCAATTCAGAACACAAGCACGAAGTTGTTCCAAAACGGCGCGCGTCCGGGGGGCATCCTGACCGCGCCGGGGGCGATCAGCGACGAGACGGCTGCACGACTGAAGGAATATTGGGATGCGAACTTCTCCGGCTCGAATGCGGGGAAGGTGGCAGTTTTGGGTGACGGGCTGAAGTACGAAGCGATGTCGATGAAATCGACGGACGCTCAGCTGATCGAGCAGTTGAAGTGGACCGCCGAGGTCATCTGCTCGACCTATCACGTTCCGCCATACAAGATCGGCGTTGGCGATATGCCGAGCTACAACAACGTTCAGGCGCTTAACACAGAATACTATTCGCAGTGCCTTCAGGTGTTGATCGAGGCGATCGAGCTATGCCTCGATGAGGGTCTTGCGACCGGTGAAGCGCTCGGGACCGAGTTCGACATCGACAACCTGCTGCGCATGGACAGCGTGACGCAGATGCAGGTGCTGAAGGAAGGCGCCGGCATCCTCAAGATCGACGAGATGCGAGCGAAGCTCGACAAGAAGCCGACCGAGGGCGGCGATGCTGTCTATCTTCAGCAGCAGAATTACAGCTTGGCCGCGCTGGCGAAACGCGATGCGCAGGAAGACCCGTTCGGAACAGCATCGACACCTACACCGGGGCCCGCTGAACAGGGGGCCAACGATAACGAGGAAGCGCGCCGCGCTGCGCTGGCCC